CACCGAAGATGGGAACATCCGTGCGAAGGACATCGGTCGAGTCCAGCAGGGGTTCCAGATGAATCTCCACAAGAAGATGGCTGATCAGGAGGTCAAGCCTGTGAAGGTCATCGACGTGGTGATCGCAAGCATCTCGTCTCTGGGTCTCATGTCCCAGACCGAGTTCGAAGCCAACAGCATGCTGGAGCAGGTTCGTGCCCAGCAGGAAGGCGCAGGAGCACCCAAGCAGTGAAGATCACGAACGAAGCTGGGATCTCACTGCCCTTGGCAGTGTGGCTCCTGCACGACACCTACGACTATGTGGCCGACGAGAACTACATCTCGGCCACCACCGTGATGAAACCCGTGAGGCAGATCATCCTGGGTGGCAGGATCAACCCCGAGATCGTGGCGGTGGATCTCCAGAGCTTCATCGCCCGGACTCTGGGCCACAGCATCCATGACTCGGTGGAGAAAGCCTGGAAGGAAGGCTACCAGAACAGTCTCAAGCTCCTGGGCTACTCGGATGATGTGATCAAGCGGGTTCGGATCAACCCCAGCGATGATGCCGTGATGAATGATGACACCATCATTCCTGTCTACATCGAGCAGCGGCTCCACACCGAGTTCAACGGATGGAAGCTGGGGGGCAAGTTCGACATGGTGACCGAAGGCATCCTCAACGATGCCAAGAGCACCAGCGCCTATGCCTGGATGTTCGGGATTCGGGACGAGGATTTCTCGCTCCAGGGCTCCATCTATCGGTGGCTGGATTCCCGGCAAGGGTTCCAGAAGATCACCGAGGATTTCATCCGCATCAACTTCATCTTCACCGACTGGCAGAAGTTCCAGGCGAAGACGAATCCCTCGTATCCGCAGAAGCGGGTGGAGACGAAGGACATCAAGCTGATGTCTCTCGCAGAGACCGAAGCTTGGATCGTCAAGCGATTGGAGACCTTGGCTCGGTATCGCGGAGCCAAGGAAGCCGACATTCCTCACTGCACCGAGGAAGAGCTGTGGATGTCCGATCCGGTGTTCAAATACTACACCGACCCGGCGAAAACCGATGGACGTTCCACGAAGAATTTCGACAACGCCAACGACGCTGCGTCCTTCCGTGCATCGAAGGGGGGCCGTGGCATTGTGATCCCGGTCCCAGGCACACCCAAGCGGTGTGACTACTGTGACGCCTTCCCCATCTGCACGCAAAGGACGAAGTGGTTCCCATGATCGACCTCACCGGAGTCATGCACCACCCAGCGGTCGAAGAGATCGTCGGGGTGCTCTGTGCCAAGACTCAGAACACCGACCGGAATTTCTTTCGCACTGAGGTGGCTTTCTTCCTCGGGAAGATGGCTTCCAACATGCGAGCCATCATCCTGACCAAGGATCGTGGTGAGATTCCGGTGAACATCTACGCTCTGGCTCTGGCCACGAGTGGCTTCGGCAAGGGTCACAGCGTGAACCTCGTCGAGACGGAATTCATGAAGAGCTTTAAGAAGCGATTCATGGAAGACACTCTCCCGGTCATCGCTGAGCGTTCCCTGTGGGAGATCGCCAACGAGCGTTCCATCAGGAACAACAGCGATGCCCAGGAGGAGTTCGACAAGGCCGAGGGGGAATATCGGCGGGCTGGCAGCTACCCCTTCACGTTCGACTCGGGCACCGTGCCTGCCGTCAAGCAGCTGCGTCAGAAGCTCCTGCTCGCTGGGGCTGGAGCCATCTCCCTCCAGATCGACGAGATCGGATCCAATCTGATTGGCAATGTCGATGTGCTCAACGCCTACCTGGAGCTGTATGACCAGGGCATCATCAAGAACAAGCTGGTCAAGAACACCAATGAGAACCAGCGAGGCGAAGAGGTCGATGGGAAGACTCCCACCAACCTGCTCCTGTTCGGCACCCCTGCGAAGCTGTTCGACGGTGGCCCCACCGAAGATCAGTTCTACTCGTTCCTGGAGACAGGCTACGCTCGCAGGTGCATCTTCGGCATCGGTCAGCAGGATCGCAAGAGCTTTTATACGCAAGCTCCGACCGAGATCTACGAGAAGAGCATCCAACCCACCAACAGTCTGGTTGTGCAGAAGTGGTCCAACCACTTTCATCAGCTGGCTGACCCAGGTGTGTTCGGCTGGAAGATGAACGTGCCTGACGACGTGGCTGTGGCTCTGGTCAGCTACAAGATCGACTGCGACAAGGCAGCTGATCTGATGGCTGAGCACGAGGAGATCAAGAAGTCCGAGCTGAGCCACCGCTACTTCAAGGCGCTCAAGCTTGCTGGTGCCTATGCCTTCGTGGATCAGAGCACCGAGATCGAGATGGATCACCTCCTTCAGGCGATTCTCCTGGTCGAGGAATCCGGCAAGGCTTTCCAGAGCATCCTCAACCGCGAGAAAGCGTATGTGAAGCTGGCGAAATACATCGCCACGGTGGGCATGGAAGTGACCCATGCCGATCTCAACGAGGCGCTTCCCTTCTACAAGTCCGGGCAGGCTGCCAGGACTGAGATGATGACCCTGGCCACAGCCTGGGGCTATCGGCACCACATCATCATCAAGAAGAGCTTCGTAGACAGCATCGAGTTCTTCCGGGGGGAGACTCTCCAGGAAACCAATCCGAGCCAGATGATCATGTCCTGGTCGGACCACTGGGCCTACAACTACCAGGGTGAGATGGCACCCTTCGAGGAGCTGCACCTCCTGACCCAAGGAGAGGGCCTTCACTGGGCCAACCACCAGTTCCTGCATGGGCATCGGGCCGAAGAGAACGTGATCCCCGGCTTCAACATGGTGGTGCTGGACGTGGACAAGGGTATCTCAGCCCAGATGTGTGCTGAGCTGCTCAGCGAGTTCAAGTTCATGATCTACACCACCAAGCGCCACACCGATGAGCACAACAGGTTCAGGCTCCTGTTGCCCATCAACTACCACCTCGAATTGGACTCCGAAGACTACAAGGAGTTCATGAACAACCTCATGGCATGGCTGCCATTCGAGGTGGATGAGAGCTGCAACCAGCGGTCCAAGAAGTGGGAGAGCTATGCCGGTGGCATGTTCGACTACAACATGGACGGAGCCATGCTGGATGCCCTGCCGTTCATCCCCAAGACCTCCAAGAACGAGCAGTTCAAGTCCAGCTTCCAGGCACTTCAGAGCCTGGACAACCTGGAACGCTGGTTCGCTCAGCGCATGGCTACGGGCAACAGGAACAACCACCTGATCAAGTATGCCCTGGCTCTCGTGGACAACGGCATGGACCTGATGAGCGTGAACAGTCAGGTGCATGCCTTCAACGCCAAGCTCGACAATCCGCTCAGCACCAATGAGATCAATTCGACGATCATGACCACGGTCTCGAAGCGGTTCCACAAGAGCTGAACCAAGGAGAATCACCAGCCTTTTCGTGGCTCGGTGATTCTTCCCCCTGGATCCAAGGAGAATACCTATGAGCGACACCAACGATCAGCTTGTGCTGATCGCAGGCTACAGCAGCACCGGCAAGAGTGCTTCGCTGAGGAACCTGAGGGATCAGGCCAACTGGCTCTATCTCAACTGCGAGGCCGGTAAGCGGCTACCGTTCAAGAACAAATTCCGGGACGGTGGATACCGGGTGTCGGATCCCTATCAGGTCTACGAGGCGTTCGATCACGCCACGGCTGAGGACCCCACCGTGCAGGGGGTCATCATCGACAGCCTGACGTTCCTGATGGACATGTTCGAGAGCCAGTATGTCCTCACGTCTGCGAAGACGATGCAGGCATGGGGCGATTTCGCACAATTTTTCAAGGTTCTCATGCAGCAGAAGGTGACGGTGTTCGGCAAGCCTGTCATCATCACGGCACACCTCCTGGACACTCTCGACGAGAAGGCCATGGAGATGAGGACCAGCGTTCCCATCAAGGGCTCGCTGAAGAACAATGGTGTGGAGGCATATTTCTCGACGGTGGTCGCTGCGAAGAAGATGACCATCAAGGATCTGGAGCCGTTCCAGTCCAAGCTCCTCACCGTCACCGACGAAGAGCATGCTTTGGGTTTCAAGTATGTCTTCCAGACTCGCATCACCCGGAGCACGGTGGGTGAGCGAATCCGTTCTCCGATGGGTCTCTTCGCACCGAACGAGACCTTCATCGACAATGATGTCCAGGTGCTCCTGGACCATCTGAAGCGGTTCTATTCCTGAGCCGCTGAACCAAGGGAGAAAAGCTGCGATGAGCCTTTTTGGGAACATGACCAACGAGGGGATGGATGTCGAAGCCGAAGATCGGCTCGGCAGTTTCCAGATCTTCGAGTCGGACATCTACAACACCACGATCAAGATGGCCTACTCCATCACGGCCCCTTCCGGTGCCCGTGCCATCTTCTTCGAATTCGACATGGGTGATGGGAAGGTCTACCGGGAGACGACCTACTTCACGTCTCGTGCTGGGGTGAATTTCTACCTCACCGAGAACAAGAAGAAGGCGCCGCTCCCCGGCTTCACCCTGGTGGACGACATCTGCATGTTCGCCACCGACACCCCCCTGGCTGGGCAGAACACCGAGGAGAAGGTCGTCAAGGTCTATGACGCCG